AGTGTAATTAAAGATAATATTTTTGTTTATGATTCTGTAGATGTAAGTATGGATGATTTAAATAATTATTGTGAAGAGAATGAAGTTGATATAATAATTATTGACCAACTAGATAAGATAAATATTCGTGGGAACTACAATGCACAACATGAAAAGTTAAAAGAGATTTATAAACAAGCAAGAGAATTAGCAAAGAGAAACAATGTGTTAGTAATAGGTATTAGTCAAGCAGGTGCAGAGGCACACAATCAACAAAGAATAGATTTTAATTGGTTAGATAATTCTAAGACAGGGAAAGCAGGAGAGGCAGATTTAATTATAGGAATAGGTAAACCTAGAGATTCAGATAAAGATTACGATAGGTGGTTATACTTATCTAAAAATAAATTAACAGGCGAACATATTGATATAGAATGTTCACTAAATCATACGCTATCGAGGTACGAATGATAACAACACTAGATGTAGAAACTACATATCAAGAGGGCGACCCTAGTCCTTACAATGATAAAAATAAATTAGTATCTGTCGGTATCAATAAAGAATATTATTTTTTTAATCACAAAGATAATCCTAACGGACACGATAACTTTGATAAGATACAAAACATTTTAAATGAATCTACTTTAGTTATTGGACATAATTTAAAGTTTGATTTGAGTTGGATGTATTGGCAAGGTTGGAAATATAATGGTGATATTTATGACACAATGCTAGGTGAATACATAATTAGAAGAGGACAAAAGGTAGATGAACATAATAAATTAATATCTTTATCCCTAAAAGAATCTTGTAAAAGAAGAGGTCTTGGAACTAAATCAGATATATTATCAGCATATACAGATGATGGATTTGGTATTGATGAAATACCTATGGAAAAATTAGAAGAGTATGGTCGAGTTGATGTTGAAATAACTTACAAACTATATCAATCACAAATACAAGACTATCAAAGACCTCACAATAAAAAATTAATACCTACAAGAAATATGATGAATCAGTTTTTAAGAGTTATTATAGAAATGGAAATGAATGGTAATTGTATTAATGTAGATAATTTATCAGACATAGAAAAAAATTTAACTGAAGAACATTATAAACTTAAAACAGAAATATCAAAAACTATTCAGGATATTATGGGTGATACTAAAATAAATATATCTTCAGGCGAAGACTTATCAAAAGTAATTTATTCAAGACAAGTACAGGATAAAGATATTTGGGGTAAACTTTTTAATATTGGCATAGATAAATATTCTGGTAGAGCAAAGAAAAAACCTTATATGACTGACCCACAGTTTAGAGGCATAGTAGAAAAATACACTGACTTAGTTTACAAAACAATAGCTAATGATTGTTCTACATGTAAAGGCGTTGGCTTAGTAAGACATATAAAAATAGACGGAACACCTTACAAGTCTATGAATAAATGTAAAGATTGTAAAGGTGAGGGTAAACTTTATGTTCAAACAGATGCAGTAGCAGGATTTAGATACAAGCCATACTCTTATAAAGATACTTGTGACGGAGGATTCAAAACAGATAAGTTTACTTTAGAAAGGATAAGTGTATTTGGTCGTGGTAAAATAAAAGAGTTTGTAGATTCTTTGATGAAATTTAGTGCCAATGAAAAACTATTAAATACTTTTGTTTCTGCATTAAAAGATAATGTAAGACCTAGTGGAATATTACATCCTTCTTTTCATCAGGTTAGAACTGCAACAGGAAGGCTATCTAGTTCTGACCCAAACTTCCAAAACCTACCGAGAGATGGGGGTATAAAAAAAGTTATTGTTTCAAGATTCAAAGACGGAAAAATATTTGAGGTAGACTTTGCACAATTAGAATTTAGAACTGCAGTATTTTTAGCACAAGATAAACAGGGCATGGAAGATATTGAAAATGGTGTTGATGTTCATCAGTTTACTGCAGATATTATAGGATGTACAAGACAAGAAGCTAAGGCACATACCTTTAAACCTTTGTATGGTGGTATCATGGGTAATGAAAATGAAAAAAGATATTATAAAAAATTTTTAGAAAAGTATAAAGACATAGCTTCTTGGCACAAGAACTTAGAAGAAAAAGCTATCAAGTATAAATTAATATCTATACCAAGTGGTAGAGAATATCATTTTCCAAATGCATACAGAACAAAGTGGGGGAGTTGTAGTCATTCAACAACTGTAAAAAATTATCCTGTGCAAGGTTTTGCAACTGCAGATATAGTTCCAATAGCTTGTATAAACATTTGGTCTTTAATGAAAGAGAAGAATGTAAAAAGTTTAATTATCAATACTGTTCATGATTCCGTAGTTGTGGATGTATATCCTGGTGAAGAAGACATTATTGAATCTATAATTAAAACGGGTTGTAGTAGAGTAAAAGATTCTTTATTACAACTTTATGATTGTGACTTCAATGTTCCATTAGATATTGAAATTAAGAAAGGGTCTAACTGGCTTGACTTAAATGTCGCATAATGTACACTAATAATAAATAGGAGACAAATATGTCAAACGAAATAACAAATCTAGATAACTTATCTTCAGACAAGATTATGAGTTTTATTGGACAAGACGCTTCAGTAGACCCAAAACTTGCAAAGTTATCTATCAACAAACAATCTGAGGATGACGCAGGTAATAAATTACAGATAGGAACTTTCAGACTAGACGGCACAACTGCAGGAACAGTGATTGGAAAGCCATTATTATTTAGACCTTTACTTACGACTTATCAATACAAAAAGTATGATGAGGACAACGAAGAAAACAACTACAAATCTGTAATGTTTACATCATGGACAGACCCGATTCCTGATTCAAACGGCACACAGAAATGTGGTAGTGTTGCAAAAGCAGATAGAGATAAACTAGACCCTATTGAAAAGTTAGAGCAAAACAAGATTACTTGCTATAAACATACGTGGGGATTGGCTACTATGAAAGGTGTATCACCTGAAGGTAAAGAACTATCTGTAGAAAATGAACCTGTGTTATACACGGCAAGAGGCACAAACTTTCTGCCTATTGTAGAAGTATTGCGTGGTCTAAGTAAACGTGGGAAGATAATGTATAATAGTATTATTGAGTTCTACGATACTGAAAAGCAAACTAAAGGCTCTAATACTTGGTATATTGGAAAGATACGAGACACTTTCAAACATGCTGATTTCACAGAGCAAGACAAAGAAACTCTAAAAGGTTTCCTTGAAATTGTAAAAAGTGAAAATGATTATGTATTGTCCGAACACAACGCAAAGCAAAAAGCGAAAGGTGAGGTACTAGATGATGACATAGTTGCAGAAGTAAATAAATAATGACGTTTCTAGAAGAGGTTAAGTCTCTTTTAGTAGAGGCACAAAGACGGCCAATAGAGATTCCTAAACAAGTTCAGAAAGAATTTGCTAAAGATTGTTTAACTGCTGTTCGAAAACAATTTACAGATGATAGAGAATCTGAATTTAGAATTAGGATGTCAAATGTTGGTCGGCCTTTGTGTCAATTACAAATGGAAAAGAAATATTCTACAGATTCTACAGTAGGATATGCAGATAATTACAATACTAAATTAAGAAATTTATATGGGGATATAATAGAAGCAGTTATAGTTATGCTTCTAAAAACTGTTAAAGCTAAGATAGAAGGCATTCAAGGTAAGGTAAAATTAAAAACAAAATACTTTGACATCAAAGGAACTTATGATATTATAATTGACGATAGAGTTTACGACATCAAGTCAGCTTCTTCTTTTTCGTTCCGAAATAAATTTAGTCAAGGATTTCAATCAATGGCTAATGATGATGTGTTTGGATATTTACCCCAAGGTTATTTATACGCTGAATCTCTAAATAAAAAGTTTGGAGGTTGGATAGTAATTAATAAAGAAACAGGGGAAATGTTAGTGACAGAACCTCCTCATGATGATGAAGATTACAAGAAGGATGCACTTGCTAGGGCCAATAACAATATCAAGGCTCTCATGGAAGATAAACCTTTTGAGAGACAATTTGAATTAAAGAATGAAAAGTTTG